CGACATAAGAACGGGCCAAACCTTCCGGTACACCCACTTTTGCCAAAGCCGCATAGTCGTCTTCAGTCAGGTCTCCGGTTTGCCTGATCCTCTGTTCGAGAGCCAGTTCGTCCAACCCAGCTGCTTGCACAACGTCGGAGACTTCCTGTTCAGTCTTCTCGATTTCCGGTGCTTTAAGCTGATCGTCTTCTTCCGGGTTTGCTTCCGGCTTCTGACGACCCTGTATGTTGAACTGAAGTTCTTTAGCATGTGACTCCCAGTCGTAAGCGCCCGTCTCAGCATTGTAGAATTTTTCCTGACCGCCTTCTGGCATTTCAGTTACTGGTGCAACTTCCTCGGACTCTCCTTCAGGTGGCGTCGGGTTGTTAAACCTTTCAGCCATTTGATCGTTGTACTCCGGTGAACCCGGAGCAATTTCAATTTCAGCTTCATCAGCCATGTACTATTCCTCTGCTTGTTGTGCAGCCATCATCTGCTGCGCTGCTTGTGCGGCAAGTTGTTCACCGCCAGCGGCCATTGCTTGACCCCCGGCTTGCATCATCTGTTGCTGCTGCTGCATCTCTTGCATTTCCTGTTCGGTACGAACAGCATCAGGGAGATTCAATCCATAGAACGCCTTACCAAGAAGTTCGTTCCACTTGACGTAGCCTAATACTTCAGGGGGCATACCCTGTAAGAACTGAAGTGCAGCCTGTACCCGGTTGACGTCGCTTTCGCGGCCAAGGGCTTCAAGACCCGTAAGGATCGTTGGCTCCACCATTCCTTCCGGCCACTGCGGTAACTGCTCATTTTCACGCATTTGAAGTATGAGCCGCCGCAGCCGTCGGGCTTGCATTGTCTGGTTAAGTTGTGAGTAGACACCGCCAAGCGCACCTTCGAGTTCTTCTTGGTTACGCTGTATTTCGTAGGCTGTTGTTCTTTCACTATCGCGAGTGGTTGATGACCCTAATAGGAAGGCCAAACCCAATTCGCGTGATTGTCTATCGAGTTCAGCAGCTGTCAGCTGTAAGCCAGCTTGGTTCTGATACTGAAGCATCGCAATGTCTTCGGGATTACCAACAACTATATCGCCGTTGTTTGCTCGTGCTATTCGACGACGTAGGTTTAGACCACCAGCTGCATTAGGCCGGATCATTGTAACATTTCGTGAGGCCATCGCTGCGCCATCAAGCATTGATTTACTAAGTGCATCGACGCCTCGAAGATCAGGTAGATGCTCTTCGACTTTACCGCGCCCATAGTCCTCACCGATTACGGATGTCCAAGTGAGTGCGTTATATGGAAGCTGCTCATATATACCGTCTGACCCCGGCACTTTCTCTTTGTTGACTTCTTGATAGCCTTCAAATGTTCCATCGGCCTTACGGCGTAGGTGTGTCAGAATTTTTACTTTGTCACCGCTGTAGTCTTCGGCAGTCACCATCGGCTTGATGTTGTCCGGCAGAGACTCAGGAGCCATATGCTCTTCGGTGATTAACTCTCGCACATAACCTTGCATGTCCCGGCTGACAACGTATTGGTCCAACCTGAACACCCGGATTGTGTTATCAGGCAGCATCTGTTCAAGAGCATTGCCAGTGACAATCAGGTATTGGAGAACAAGGTTTGTCGCCGGTCGCCATTCTTTACGCTCAATCTCCGCTTGGATTAGCTTTTCCGAAAGTATCAATCCTTGCTCGACGTCAGTCTCGACGTCCATCGAGCCTGTCTGTATTCGAACTTCAGGCGGTATATCTAAACGAAATGACGGTTTTCCGGGTGGGTACATAGCCACCATTAGTCGCGAAGAAAGTGATACGACAGCCCTAGCGCCAAGACCTTGGTACGGTTCGGGGAGAAGAACTGCTTCGGTATGACCTTCCGGCGGCATGAGAGCCGGGATGGTTAGTTCGGCACATTCTCTAGCCCTGCGAACGAAGGGATCACGCTTCCTCCGAAGGGCTTCGTACCGAGCGAAGCAGCTGTCATATCCAGCCATTATTGATTCGTATTAACTCCGCTGCCGCCTTGGTTCTGAACCAGAGGAATTTGCAGATTTGCTCTTTGGTTGAGAGCCTTGGACTTCTTCTTTTTAGCGTCCGTATAGGCTTCAGCCTTTGGCAATGCCGCCGTACTAGCCGCTGGGGGCGTAGGGGGCGGTGGTTTTGGTAATGGTTTTGGAGGTGGAGGTGGTGCAGGTGGCTTGGGGCTAAATTTACTCATCTGTTGTGATCCTCAATTTAAGGGTTGGTCCGACGTTTGAGTAACCTGATCTCTTCATCATGTTCTCAAACAGTTTTTGCTCTCGATCTGAGAGTTCTCCAGTTGCAGTTGCGTAAACTGCAATGCAGTCTTGTCGTCTTGCCCAAGAGTCAACAAAACGAATTAGTCTGCGTGATGCTCTGGTTCGGCGTCCAGCTTTGGACAACCAGAATTTCACGATGTAACAAAGTGGTTGCGACCATACTTCGTGTGACTTCACGAGTATGACGCCGCCTAGAATTTCATCCTCGACCGCCAGCATTATTATGGCGTCGTCCCATGTCAGGAAAGTTTCGAGATATTCGATAGCGCGAGGTACATCGAACGTACCAAAGGCTGCGCTTTCGGTTGCGCCTTCAGCTGCTATCGCGACCATTCGAGGTACATCTTCGAACGTCGCTTTTCGCAGCTTCATAATACCTTCGTGTGCGTAACAGCTGTGAGAGGGAACCCCAACCGGCGGTACATTTCTGATACCTTTAAAGTCTCGATGCCAGTCGAGGTAGCAAGGTTAATTTCCTTGACGCCCATCTCTGTAGCCCACTTTTCGTAGGCTTTAACTAAACGAAAAAACGTAGATGACCCTCGGTATAGAGGGTGAACATAGGTCATTAAGTCCGAAGACATCAGAACGTCATCGAAATAGTGACTATGAATCATGTAGCTGCCAAAGCCGACGGTATGCTCAATGTCTTTTTCAGGAGTAACCGCAAAGAATGTTTTGAAGTTCTCCGAAGAAAACTGCATTTTGAAATAGCTTTCGATCTTCTCCATGTTGAGATCGTAGACAGCGTAGCGGCTTTCCAGCTTGATGCTCTCAGCCAGTTCCTCGATCCTATGGAAATCTTCTGGTATAGCCTCGCGAACTTCAATCTTCGTCTGCACGGTTTTGCTCTTCCAAAAGACCAACCAATTCGTCGATCAACTGGCGACAACCAGCGTAGCGTTGATGATCTTCCTCGTTCTCACCCGGCAATTTGCAACGGGCAGGGTAGGCTTCATCAAGTCTTTTGATTAAATCCTCGGATCGCACAGGGACAATTTGTTCATCAAGAATGTCATTCATGGGCAGAAGCCTTTCCTAAACGCCACATGAACCGCCGTGGCCGGTTAAATCGCAGATGTCTGTTGACTCCAACGACTCTTCAAACTCTTCACCTAATTTTTCGACCGCCTCTTTGTAAGGCACGGGAGTCAACGGCTGACCGCCTCTGGCTCCGTTGGGGTAACAAGTAAAACCAAGCAGACGATGAGCGTTCTTCGCTAAGATTTCAGCAAAGGGTTCAACGGTATCCTCGTTGTTTTCCTTTGATCCCCAGTTAGGAAGATTGATCGTCGATGAGATCGACATATCGACATAATCTTGGATGTCGGCTTGGAACTTAATGCGCCGCTCGTAGTCAACGGCGAGGTCCAATGCTGTTTCGATTTTGTCGGGCTTGACGCCGTAGACTTCGATTAGTTCTTGTGAGGTGCTATCGACGACGTACTGGTACATCCAGCGTTTACCGCCACTCAAGTACCGCCGTTTATATGCCACAGCAAAAACAGGCTCGATGCCAGTGCTAGTCCCAGCCAAAATCCCAATCGAACCTGTCGGCGCGACCGAGCGCACAGCCACAGGACTGGATATACCAAGAGTCGAAGAAAATTTCCGAGAAATATCGTCACTAATTCCCCGGTAGATTTCGAGCCACGTCTGTAATTCATTGGTCACCTCGTAGTTATAATTTTTCTTTAAGAGCCATTCGTGAATACCCATCAGCCCTAGTCCAAGTCGTCGGTTCTTCTCACGAACCGAATAAACTTTTTTGTATGGGAGA